CTATACGGTAAAGAGTTATTCTTCTCAAAGAAATATACACTTGAAGATCGCATCTGCAATACGATAACTTCCAAGCATGATGATTTGATACACTTTACACAGCCTTTATATCTAAGTACATCTGAAATCTGTAAAGTCTCTACTTTCCCCATCGACTATAACTTTTGCAACCAATCCCCACATTATATCTGTGGAATGAGTGTACCACCCGTTATGATGGCGCATGTAGCCTCACGAGTATGGAAATATTGGTTATCTAAATTATAAATCAAATGAAATCAGAAGAATTAGCAACCCAGTGGTGTCGGGATCATCCTGATGCAACATTGGAACAAGCATTCATGGCCGGATTAGGCCATAAGATGAATATGAATAAAGATTCTCTTTCTGCAAGGAAAGACAAATTCAGAAGTGAAGTCCTCATGTACAGAGGGAAATATCCTGATGATATGTTGAAGGACTTTTTCGAGTATTGGACTGAATGCGGAGGACGGAAAATGCGCTTTGAGAAGGAACGTACATTTGAAGTTTCCAAACGTTTAGTCAGATGGTCTAATAATGATTTTAACAAGTATGGGAAACAACTTAATTCAAGTCAACAGCAATCTCCCGGCAACCGAAAAGAAAGCGTTGAAAGACTTGCTGACCTTGCAAGCGGAGTATTACAAGGGATTGCACGTAAGTTCGATTAAAGAAGCTGTTCTCAACACTCCTAACCTACCACTCTCCGTTATAAGAAAAGAAATCACATTGGCTGGCGCAAGAGCCATACTGGTAATTGCGATTAACGAGCTTGTGTCTTTTTTCAATGTCGGAAAAACGATGAATGATGTTCAAGTGGCACTTACCGCTGATCTAATAATAGACAGATTCTATTATCTCAAATTGGAGGAAATCAAATTGTGTTTCCGTAATGCTATGGCTTCCGGTAAGATTTACGATAGACTGGACGGTAATATCATTCTCGGCTGGTTAAATGAATACGATGTACAGCGTGATGAAATTGTTTCTTCTCTTTCAATTAATGAAGCCCATGAACAAAATAATAACAGCACTGGAATGTTCTACGGAGAATATATCAAACATCTAACTGAAAGATCGGAAAATGGAGATGAAGAGGCCAAAGAATTATTGGAATCCCATCAATCATTCATACAAAGGATGAAATCAAATGATAAAGAAGCCGCTTTCAAAAAATGGAAAGAAGAATATTATGGAAGAACTAAGAAACAAACTACTTGACTGGGCAAAACAATTTGAAACACCTGATTTTATAAAAGATGATCCTATATTCTTCCCACATAAGTACAGTGATAAAAAGGACATAGAAATCAGTGCCTTTCTTACTTCATGGATAGCTTTCGGGAATCGCAAACTGATAATGCAGCAAGCAGAAATTTTGGATAATCTAATGGGTAATTCTCCTTATGACTTCATTATGAACAAAGTATGGGAACAATACAAAGAAAATACAAATACCTTCTACCGTATGTTCACCTACCATGACTTCTTCTGCATTTGCCAGCGGTTGTACAACATATATCAGGAATGGGATGATTTGGAAGTATTTTATGAGGGTTACAACAATGTTATCCGTGAAATACAAACAGATTTTGGTGGCGTAAAAGGTATTCCAAAATTGGAGCGTGATTCTCCATGCAAGCGTATTTGTCTGTTTCTACGGTGGGTAGTACGAAAATCGCCGGTGGATTTAGGTATTTGGACTATTATTCATCCAACAGAATTATACATACCATTGGATGCGCATGTTGCAAAAATGGCACATCAGCTTGGGATAACAACACGCAAAACAGAGGACTGGAAAATGGTTCAACAAGTAACCAATTACATGAAAACAATTTTCCCGGATGATCCGTGCCGGGGAGATTTTGCATTATTCGGATATAGTATTAACAATAAATAATTTACATTATGTCAGAACTTAAAATCACACAAGAAAAGGTAACAGCCGCTTTTAGTGAAGCAAACGACTGTCCTAAAGCAATTAGTATTCTAACAGCCCTATTCGGAAAGCAAAAGCCGGATTATACAGATTATCACAATATTAAAACCTACGAAGATGCTTGTGAAGCAATAGGTGTAAAACCCATTGTTCGCCTACTTGTTGAAGATGAAGACGGACACAAAGAAGAAGTGGCTGATATTGCACACCTCGCCTACATCAAACTATGCACTATTGCCCGTGCGTTAAACAACGATCCTGATTTTCCACGATTTACTAAAGATGAATACCGTTATACGCCGTGGTTTTATCTTTATAATCAAAAAGAAATTGATGAAATGGACGAAGAGGATCGTAATCGGCTGGTTCTTTGGGGCGGTTATGCGAATCTCGGTGCGTATTGCGGCCTCGCTTATGCGAACTCGTATGACGCTTGGTCGCACTCGTATGCGTATCTCGGCTCTCGCCTTGCTGTAAAATCAAGTGAAATCGCAATTTACTTTGGAGAACAATTCAAAGAATTGTGGAAAGACTTTCTGATTGGAAAAAAGTAATCACACTGGGGAGGCCGCATCAAAGCGGCCTTTTCCATACCTTTTAAATCTATGACTCCAAAAGATTTTTTCGACAAAGTGGTGGAAATGCGCCGTTGCCAAAAAGAATATTTAAAAAATAAGAGACAGATAGATTTACGAATAAGTAAACAAATTGAGCGTGAAGTAGATGAAGAAATTGAACGTGTTCAAAAAATCCTTCACGACAAACAGAATCCGCAACTCTTTTAGACTATGGTTAATATGAAAATCCTTGACCTGCCATTAAAAGCAAAATGGTATGAAATGATCGAATCCGGAAATAAGAAAGAAGAATACAGAGAGATCAAGAAATACTGGATCGGAAGATTAGCAAAATGTGGAGGTCGCAATTCCTATGAAAAGACTGGTTTCTATTGTAAGAAAGCTATTTGTTTTTCTTGTATTACACGTGGAAACGGCTTTCACCCCAAAGAATACACTCATGTTCGCTTCCGTTTTGGCTACACCAAACGGACAATGCTTTTTGAACTTGAATCTATAACCATCGGAGTTGGTAACACCAATTGGGGAGCACCGGATAACGAATGTGTATTTATACTTAAACTGGGAAAATGTATCAAAAAAAATGAAAGTAAGGACTCAACAGAATTTCAACCGAAAAACTTATGAAACAGTATTCGGTATCAGCATCATGCCTGACGGTGGTAGAAGATATTGCAAATATCCAATAGGCCACCAAGAATACAAAGACTATACCCAAGCATACCAAGCTATGAAAGATGTACAAAAGATATTGGATAATGGAGGCCGATTAGTGTATTCTCCCAAAGGTAGTGCCGGGATTAATAAAAATGAATATGTAAAAATTGAAATGGCATAAAAATGAAAATATTAGTAAGTTTTTCAGGTGGTAAGGATTCACAAGCATGTTTAATCCAAGCCTTCAAACAATATGGGGGGGGGGAATTTAACCGCTGTGTTTTGTGACACCGGTTGGGAACACCCTGACACATATAAACATGTGAATGATGTTTGTCTGCAAATGGGTGTAAGACTTATAACTCTCAAATCAAAATATGATTTTGTGTCTTTGGCAGCTCATAAGAAAAGATTTCCTTCCACGAATGCACGATTTTGTACCAGTGAACTAAAAATGAAGCCAATGATTGATTATGTACTTTCTTTGAAAGAAAGCTGCATTATCATACAAGGTATCAGAGCCGGAGAAAGTACAGCACGTGCGGCAATGGAAGAGGAATGTATGTACTTCAAATCGTATTTTCAACCTAATAAGAAAGGAAGAACTGAAAACTACCGAAGTAAGGATGTCAAAGAATGGTGTTCCCAATATGACGCTTCTGTTCTAAGACCGATCTTCAAATGGAGTGCACAGCAAGTTATAGATTGCATACTGGATGCAGGGCAGAAACCGAATCCATTGTATTATCGTGGATTCTCACGTGTTGGATGTTTCCCGTGTATCATGTGTCGGCACAAAGAAATCGAACTCATAGCCAAAAATGATCCTAAAATGTGCCAACGCCTAATTCAAGCAGAGAAAAGCGTAGGACATTCCTTCTTTCCTCCATTATACATACCTCAAAGATTCTGTAAAAACAAACAATATCCTTATGTAGAGGAAGTTTTGGAGTACGTTAAAGAACATACCCCTGATATGTTCGAGCCGGAAGGTGGATATGCCTGCATGAGTCTGTTTCATGGACTATGCGAGTAAATAAAAATGGAATGAACATTATGATACGAGATCCTTACTATTTGGCGAAAACGGTCTTAGGTTCATACAACTTGTATATCCTCAAAGATCCTTTCGGATCTTGGCATTATTCGTGTGTTGGTACATTCAATACTAAAGATGAAGCTATAGATTATTATCATAAGTTGAAAGAAGAAGAGAAAATGATTTCAAGAATGCACATGAAATTAATAATAACAGAATAGAAAGGATATAAATAATGCCGATAAGCGAAGTATATAACATGGACTGTATGGAATACATGAAGGGGATTCCTGATAAGTTCTTTGATTTAGCGATAGTCGATCCCCAGTATGGCATAGACATAATGCACAAAGGTGGGATGCCGAAGCATTTAGGCTTTAAACAATATAAAAGAAAGGATTGGGATAAGTCCCCCCCCCGGAAAGAAATATTTTGAGGAACTATTCAGGGTATCGAAGAATCAAATAATTTTTGGTGGTAACTACTTTACTACCTATCTTCCTCCCAAAATGGGTTGGATTGTTTGGGATAAAGGACAACATGGATTAACTATGTCTGACGGTGAATTGGCATGGAGTAGTTTTGACAAGGCTCTTCGGATCATAACTCTAAACCGGTGTACAATTGGAGAACGAGGTGGAAATATCCATCGTTGTCAGAAGCCAGTGAAATTATATGCTGAAATATTAAGAAAAAACGCCAAAGAGGGAGACAAAATTTTTGATAGTCATTTAGGTTCAGGAAGCAGCAGAATAGCTGCTTATGGACTTGGATTCGATTTCTATGCAACTGAAATAGATGAAGAATACTTTGAAGCACAAGAAGAACGTTTTCACCGGGAATGTTTTGGGGAGATAAAAACAGAGAGAGGAAGGTTGGTTCAAACTAATTTATTTGATAAATAGATATGAAACAGACATTAGAAGAAGCCGTAAATGAAATTGGAGGCGTACATCCTGACTGGGATAAAATAACTTGTTTTAGAATAGGATTCAAAGAAGGAGCCAGATGGCAGACAAAACAACTTCCGTGGGTATCAGTGAAAGAACGGTTGCCGGATGAAAATGAAGACATCATCATTCTATGTAAACATGGTGCGATTTTTAACGGTACATATAGCAACAATATATGGTTCTGCATGGATGGTTATATCTATGACACGTACAAAGGTAACCCAATTTACTCTTCAATGAGCAGCATACCTCCGTCATGGGAACCGATAGCATGGATGCCAAAACCTAAATTTGAAGAATAATGAATATTGGAATTTTAGCCGTTGATAGCAATTTCCCCAATTTAGCACTTATGAAGATCAGTGCTTACCACAAAGCAAGAGGCGATCAAGTGGAATGGTATAATCCACTATGTGAATATGATAAAGTATATGCAGCTAAAGTTTTCACTTTCACACCCGACTATAACTATTATATCAATGCTAACCAAATAGAAAAAGGTGGTACTGGATATGATATTGAAAAAGTTCTTCCAATTGAGGTTGATCGTCTTCAACCTGATTACTCGATCTACAATATTGACTCCAATTTGTCCTATGGATTTCTGACACGTGGGTGTCCCAATCGGTGTAAATGGTGTGTTGTTCCTAAAAAAGAAGGAAAAATCTCACCTTATATGGATATTGAGGAAATAACAGCCGGACGGAAAAAGCTATCCTTATGGATAATAATATACTGGCCTCAAACTATGGCTTGCAGCAAATAGAGAAGATCATCAAACTGGGTGTCAAAGTGGATTTTAATCAAGGACTGGATGCCCGTTTAATCACGGATGAAATAGCCCGGTTACTTGCAAGAGTAAAATGGATTAAACGTATTCGCTTTGGTTGCGATACACCGGGACAGATTGCAGAAGTTGAACGTGCTTCCGCTTTAATAGACAAGTATGGATATAAAGGGGAATATTTCTTGTATTGCATCCTTATGGACTTTAAAGAATCGTTTGCGCGCGTCAACTACTGGAAATCTAAAAGCCGCCGTTTTCTTCCACATTGTCAACCCTTTCGTGATCTGAACAATCCACACCAAATTATTCCACAGTGGCAGAAAGACATGGCACATTGGGCTGATAGGAAGGAAATATACATGAGTTGCGACTTCAAAGACTTTTCACCAAGAAAAGGATTTTTATGCAAGGAATACTTTAAAATGTTGTAAGATGAAATTAAACAAAAAGACAGAGCGACTTATTAAACGTAGAGCCGCTGAACTTAAAAAATTATATGAAACTCCTAATCCCGAAGTAGATAAAATTATTTCTGAATTGAGAGCAGAAGCAACGAAACGTCCACAGAACATGAGTAAGGAAGAAGAAATTGCTTATATTCTGAAAAAGGCTGATGAAAATTGCGATCATATAGAAATTCGTAAAATCCTAAATGTAAGTAATACATGAATACATCTTTTGAACGATCTGCAAATGCTTCCGATGAATGGTACACACCACGAGAAATCATTGAAGCATTAGGTGAATTTGACCTTGATCCATGTGCTCCCATGCACCCTCTTTGGCCTACTGCAAAAATCATGTACAACAAGCAGGACAATGGTCT